CCGACATTTACATGGGTGAGTTCTATATGAACACTGTAAATGGTAAGATATACACACGTACAGCAAGTGGTATTGAAGAAATTATTTACGATGTTGCAGATTTTGAAGTATTAGCAAATAAAGCAACAGATTTTACTACTATAAACAACACTAAATACCCGACAACTCAAGCAGTCGAAAACCAAATTGATGCTAAATTAGTTGCTGAAAATTATTGGATTGTAGGAAGTTCAGAAATTGCAAGGGGTTACAGAGCGCAACACAACTCAACAAGTGTATTGTCTGAAAATATAGCGACTGGTACTTTACAAGGTACGGCAACAGCGGTGGCAGTATCAACAACATCTACACTAACTAAAAAAACACGTTTAAAAATTGGCGTTTCAACTCCTGCTGCAAATGGTATTTGTGGTTATAGGTCAACAAGTGCGTTTAATTATATTAATATAGGCTTTAGAATGTGTGTTGCTTTTGGTGTAAGTGACACAGGTTTTAATACAAATGCACGCCAATTTTACGGAATGACAGCAACAACAGCATCTTTGGGTATTTCTTCTACTGTTGCGGTTGAAAGTTTATTGAATATTATTGGTATTGGTTCGGATGCTGCTGATACTAATTTGCAAATATTTCATAACAGTGGAACTGGCACAGCAACAAAAATAGATTTGGGAGCTAATTTCCCTGCAAACAGAACGAGTGGAGCGGCTTCAACTGATTTCTTTGTGTTTGAAATGTATAACCCATTTGATTCTATGAATGTATATTACAAAGTTACATCTTTAGAAAACAACGTAACAGTTGAGGGTACTATCACAACTAATTTACCAAGTGATACAACACCAATAACAATACAGGCTTGTAGAACGTCGGGAGCATCTTCAAATGCTTGTAGTTTTGATATTAGTCAATTAACTTTAAATTGTTTATCATGATAGAAGTATACCAAGAAGTAAGAGGAGCTTACACCTATGTAGAAAGTAGCTACTCAAATATAATCAAAGTAGGTAATGAAGTTTTAAACGCTGATGTAGCAACAGAAATAACAGCTCAAGAAACTATCATAAATGATTATATCTAATTTACAACAAAGACCCTAAAAAAAGGTTATATAAAATATGAATGAGATTAAGTACATTTTAGAGCAAATCAGGAAGACAAGAACAATAGTGCTAATCATAATCCTACTTGGTCTCATTCTTTTTTATTACAAGTCTTTAGTTACGAAAGTAGTAATAACCAAAATAGAGAAAGTTGACGAAGTGAAAAAAGACATTAATAATAATGTTTTGATTCAACAAATGCTTAACGAGTTAATGTTTCAATATGGAGCGGATAGGGCTTATGTATTCCAGTTTTCTAACAATGTAATGTACTACGATGGGACACACCGAAACCATACGTCTATGAGCTTTGAAGTGTGTAACAATGGTGTAAGCTACGAATCAAGAAACTTACAAAAGTTACCTGTTAGCCTATTCCCATTATTCTTACAGGAAATTATGTTAGACAAATGTACGTATACCGACATCGATAAGCTACAAGAAACATCTACAAGGTTAGCATTAAAGAAACAAGGTATCAAATCGCTTTGTGTTGCGCCTTACTTTAAAGACGGTTACTTCGTTGCTTACATTGGTATTGACTTTGTAAAAGAACACAATAAATTAGATTTTGACTATAAGGATTTTAAACAGAAAACTAACGAAATAGGAAGTATATTATGCGAATGAGAAAAGGAGGTAAAAAAGGGTGTCAGTGTAAAGATGGCACGTACAGTAAAGAGTGTTGCGACGGTCAATCACAAGGGATTGGAAGCACTGAGCAACAGGTAGTAAGTAATGTAAACCATACTATTGAAGTAAGGCAAATTACAACAGAAAGAGGTTAAATAAGTTATTAAAGAAAAACGTTTATGAATAAAGAAATAAAAGATGCGTTGAAGACTATCAAGACATTCCTGGGAATGGAAGTGAAGTTGGAGCAAATGAAATTGATTGATGGTAACACGGTGATCGAAGCGGATTCATTCGAGCCTGGTGCAAGTGTTATGATTGTAGTTCCTGAAGGTGAACCAGTACCATTGGAAGTTGGAAAGTACGAACTTGAAGACGGTCGACTATTGGTAGTTGAAGAAAAAGGAATGATTGCTTCAATTGAAGAGATGCCTGCTGAATCAGAAGAAGAAGAGATGCCTGTTGAAGCGGATGTGACTCCAGAAGTTGAAGTTAAGCAACCGAAGAAAGTTGTACAAATCACAGAACAACACTTCGCAGAAATGGAAGCAAAGATTGCAGAGCTTGAAACAAAGTTAGCAGCAATGACTCATGAAGTAGTTGAAGAGCAACCAACGGATGTAATTGAATTTAGTGCAGAGCCTAAACCGATACAATTCAATCCTGAGAACGTACAACCAATGGAGAGAATAGATTTAGCAATTAACACACCTAAATCTTTGAGAGATAGAATTTTAGAAGAAGTATATAACAACAAATAAACAAATAAAAAATGGCTACAACAGTTAACATTAGCACATCATATGCTGGACAGGATTCCAAATTATGGGTAAAAGCTGCTTTATTAAGCGGTAACACATTGGCAAATGGAGGTATGACAATCGTACCAAACATTGCTTACAAGACTACAATGCACAAGCTATCTACGGATTCTCTTTTAAAAGATGCGACGTGTGATTTTACAGCACTTTCAACAGTTACACTTTCTGAAAGAAGTTTGACTTTAGAGCCGTTTCAAGTAAATTTACAATTGTGTAAGAAAGATTTTTATGCAACTTGGTCCGCTGAAGAAATGGGATTGTCTGCTAATAAAGTTTTAGCTAAATCTTTTGTAGATTATTTCTTGGCTTATATTACAGAAAAAGTTGCTGAATCAGTTGAGGTTTCTATTTGGAGAGGTGCTAACGGAACAACAGGTCAAATTGATGGTATCACGACTTTGTTAGCTGCTGATGCTGCTTTACCTGCTGCTCAAGAAGTTGCTGGAACTACGGTAGATTCTGGAGACGTTATTGCTGAATTAGGTAAAATTGTAGATGCAATTCCTGCAGCTTTGTATGGTTCTCCTGACTTGAAAATCTACGTTTCTCAAAACATCGCTAAGGCTTATGTTAGAGCGCTTGGAGGGTTCTCAGTTGCTGCTACATCAAACAATGGTGTTGAAAACAAAGGAACACAATGGTATAATGGTCAAGGCTTAACTTTCGACGGTATTCCAATTTTCGTAGCAAACGGATTGGCTGCTAACACTGCAATTGCTGCTGAAACTTCAAACTTGTTCTTTGGTTGCGGTTTATTAAATGACACGAATGAAATCAAATTATTGGACATGTCAGAAATCGACGGTAGCATGAATGTAAGATTTGTGATGAGAGCGGGAATGGCTGTAAATTACCATTCAGTATCTGACATCGTTACTTACGGAATCACGAACTCAGCTAACTAATTAATTAGCTAACAGATAACGTGGGGAGGAGCTTCAAGTCCCTCCCCTTTTTTTTTAAAAATTTAAAACTTAAACAGGTGGCTTGTAACTTAACCATAGGACGCGCGGAGGCGTGCAAAGAGGCAATCGGAGGACTGAAAGCCGTATACTTTATTAATTTTCAGATAGTTCCGTCCGACGTGACTTTCTCGAATGACTTAATCACTGCGGTGACAAACGTTGACAACTTGTATAAATATGAGTTAAAATCCAACGAAAATGTATTTGACCAAGAAATTGTTTCAAGCCGTGAAGCTGGTACAACGTTCTTTCGTCAAACGTTAACAATTAAGTTGAAAAAACAAGACGCTACAACGCACAAAGAAATAAAACTTTTGGCTTACTCAAGACCTCACGTATTAGTAGAGAATAACAACGGGCAATTTTTCTTAATGGGATTGTTTAGAGGGGCAGATTTAACGGCAGGAAGTATCAATTCTGGCGGGGCGCTTTCAGATTTTTCAGGTTATAGCTTGACATTTACCGCTGAAGAGGCTTTGCCGGCACCATTCACGGATATTACAAGTTCAACAACTATCGTTTCTGATTGTTTCACGGGTGCAACTGTTGTAACTGCTTAATCATGGCTTGTTTAATAACTTCGGGACGTATAGAGCCATGCAAGGATAGCCTTGGTGGGTTGCGTAATGTATACTTCATTAATGAAGATATTGCAGCTAACTACATTTATAAGGAAACAACTTTAGGCAGTGGTATTTATATAGTAGATACAGATTTTAACGAGTCAATTGACTACGTGAATTTTGTTGAGAAACTTTACAAGTTTGAGTTGAAATCTAACGAGAATGTTTACGATCAAGAAATAGTTAGTTCACGTGAAAACGGTACTACTTTTTTCAGGCAAACATTGACTATAAAACTAAAAAAACAGGATATTGCTACGCATAATGCTGTAAAAACTTTAGCGTACGCAAAACCGAGAATTTTAGTTGAAAACAACGAAGGGCAATTTTTCTTAGTTGGACTTTTAAGAGGTTGTGATTTAACGGCGGGAAGTATAAATAATGGGGGTGCGCTTGGTGATTTTAGCGGTTATTCCTTGACCTTCCAAGCGGAAGAGCTTCTACCGTCGCAATTCGTTGCAAGTGGTACAAGTGCTTTCTATTACGACATTGACCCATCAGGTGGGCAAACAGCAAGTATAATTGTAACAAGTTAATTTTTCGGAGGGGTTTAATAGCCCCTCTTTTTTTTTGCAACAAAAACACTAATTTTAAGTTATACTATTAATGATAGTATTAACGACATCCACATCACCGCAAACGGTTTATTTTATCCCACGTGAAGGAACGGGGAATTCAGATAAGATATTTCTTACAGACGAACAGACAAACGTCACTACAACGATTAATATTACTACCTACGCAACGGGTGATTATTACCACACGGCAACGGCTACATTTGGTTTAAAAGAAGGTCATACGTATATTTGTAAGATTGGCAAAACAAATGACATTCGGTTTTACGGACGTGTATTTTGCACGGATAACCCAAGCTCGAACTTCACACAAACGGTAACAACCAACGAATTTATTATATATGAATAATAACATTATACAACTATCCTCCTATACTGCCCCTGTAATTGTTGAGAATAACAAGAACGAGTGGGTTGAATATGGTGAAGATAA